CCTGATAAATCTCCATAAAAAATAGCAGTATTACCTGCTCCAATATCTTTCATGTTATCAGTTTCATAAACTGGTTTTCCTAATAATGTGTAGCCGAAGTCACTTGTTATATCATCTTGTAACAAATATCTATCGTTAGCATCTTTCAATAACGAGATTGATGTTAATGTTTCTGGTGACATTAACCATACAGCATTCTTTTGGAATTTTTGTTTTACCTTTCTTTTTGTTTTAATAATTTCATCAGCTGTAATAGCATTTGCACTTTGTGCTGTTACTACTAATTTTACTCCTTTGTCTAATCCTGTTACTTTTCCGTCTGTTCCGTTTAATAATTCGTTTTCAACGAATAAAGCAATTGATTCAGACATAATATTGATAACTTCGTTCACGATATTAAAATCACTATTATTTACTAATGATTTAGAAATTTTAGCTAATGCTCCTGCTAAATATCCTGTTAATTCAATACTTGCAAATTTACCAACATTACTTTCTAATGATTTAAATTCAGTAGCATATGCCATATTTACTTTTGCATCTGATGTTTCTGAATAATATGGGATTTCTAATTTTCCTTTAATATTATATTTTGTTGATTTTTCTAAAATAGGACAGATATCATAAACTTGTTTGATAATTTTTTTAGCAATAGTTACTGGAATTACTGCTCCATTATCTCCTTTTGTTAAATTAACATCTGCTCTTTCTTCTAGAACTACACCTCTGATATAATTCTCGAATGCTTTTTCTTCTTGTAAAGCTCTTTCTTCGTTTTCTTTCATTTCATCTTCCTCCTTCTTTTCTTCTTCTTTTTGTTCTGGTGTTGGCTCTTCAGTTAACTCTCTACCTTTTGTAATGGCTGAGATTGTTTCATTGATTAAACCAATTTCACTTTCTAATTTTTTAAATAACTCATTCTCATCTTCTGTGAATGCTCTTTCTTCTGTCTTTACTGTATTAAGTAAAGTTTCCATTTCAGTTTGCTTTTCAGCTCTTTGTTCAGTTAATGCTTTTAGATTCATATTCTATTTCTCCTCTCTTATCTTTCTTAATCTTTCTTCATAATCTGAATAATCTATTTTGACAACTTCCTTATCGGCATGTTGTTCAGGCTCCTCTTTAGTTTCCTGTCTTATGTCTATCGTTTGTGATTCTTCTCCACGATATTCAATAAGTTTTACTTGGTCATCTCTCATTTCGATGCTAGTTCCGATGTATGCCGGATACTTTCTATCATCTATAATTGAGACTTCTAGAAGATCCAAATCTCTGACGATTCTTTCTTCTATTCCATCATCATTGACTTTTCTATCTTCTTTGTTACATAAAAAGCCAAATGACCAACCTCTTAATTTGTTGTCTTTGGCTTTCTGGATTACTTCTGGATCCTCGACTTCTACAATGGCTCTTAGTCCAATGTTGTCTTCATATAATTTAGCTTTACCACTTTTGGTATCAGCTAACTCTCTATCTCTTTCGTGATTTAATAAAACCAAGACATTTTCTGCTTTTTCTAAAGCTCTTTGAAATACTCCTGATCTAATTCTTTCTACGAATTGTCCTCTGGTATCACATAGGACTTTGGATGTTCTTTCTACTGCATTGACATAGCCATCTATTACGATTTTTCCATTCCTAACTTCCACCTTCATCTGTACCACCTCCTTCTCCGGTGCTATGCATATCTACGATTGAATTTGTATTAGGTGTATAGTATTGTCCTGTTGTAGTGTCGAATACTACATTTCCAAGATTTAAAGTTATGACATCAAGCCCTTCGATGCTGTCATAGTCCTCTAGGTATCTAATTTCATTTTTAGATATCCATCCTGTTTCTGATGCTATCTTGTAAGCTTCATATCTTTCTTTAATGTTTCCTCTACTTATCTCCCTGGTATCAAATTCAAAATAAAAAGACTCCTTCTCTTTTTCGAGTAGTAAGTCTTTGTTCAAAGCTATTTTGATTGCTGTTAGTATCGGCATAATAGCTTCCTTCATAAATTCATCAAAGTTTTCTTTGTTATGGAATATGTGGTCTATTTCTTCTTGTAGTGTCTTCTTTCTTTCATTTAATTGAAGTTCTACTGTGGTACTGGAACCTTCTTTAAAATCCATACCTTCATTCAAGACAATTGCATTTTCACTTTTGTTTGAATATAAATTAGACCATGCTTGTTTTAATAATGCTATTTCTTTTTCTCCTAACTTTCTTTGTGAAGTTATAAATCCTTTTTTTGCTCCACCTGTTTTTACCAAGCCAAGCTCGTACATTAATGTCTGGTAGGCATTTTCTATTGCAGTTGATACTTCTCCTATTACACTTTTTCCTGAGCCACCATTCTTGGTGCTTCTTAGTATTGTAATGAAGTTAAATGTTTCATATGTTTTGCCATTTACCATGTATGTTATATCTTTAAAAATTGGATCTGTATTTGTATTGATTGAGACATGTGATGCTTCTACATATCTCAGGCTTTTAAATTTATTCTTTGGTTTTTCTATAAATAAATATCCACCTTTATCTAACAAATAATCTTGTACCCATGCTTTTCTTAATTGAAATGCATCTAATGTATCTCCAGGATCTACATTCAGTAATTTGATTCTCGGATCATCTTTTACTTCTTCTACTTTTGTTTTTCCTGTTTTCTCATCCTGCACTTCACGATACAACCTTATTGGTATCATTGCTACGGTATTACATATTCTATCTACTGCACTTGCTACTGCCGGTAATGACATAGCTTTGTCTTTATCAATTGTTTCTCCTCGTAGAATAGCTTTTAGTAATACATCACTTGCAGATTCTTCTGTTTGTGGTGCTGGTGTTTCTTCTTCAGCTCTTCTTCTGAATAAATCTCTTATTCTCATTTTTCCACCTCCTTTACTCAATTACCTGTACAAAGAAGTCATCATTTTCTAGGAATACATCTTGTTGTAGAAGGTGTACTGCATTTATTAATGCTACTACCATATCTACTTTTCCCTGGCTTCTTTTCTTTGTTATGTACCTATTCATGTTAGTGTCATAGGTGCATCGTGCATTTTCGAAGTTGATTTCTAATAATTTATTTTCTTCATATCGGAACTTACGATCCAATATTTTTTCATATAATAATTTTGTTGGACTATGTAATGTGTCACTATGTTGTCTTACAACTATTGTGTTATACTTCTTATCCCATTTTTGAGCTGATGATAAAGCATTGTATCGGTCATATCCTATTGCCATTATTGTTACTTTATATTTCTCTTCTATCTGGAATACGAAGTCTTCTATAATTCCATAGTCAACGGTTTTATTTCCACAGGCTATACACTTCATTGTTTTAATGAAATCATAGTAGTTAATTCTTTCAAACTTATTTTTTTCTTCTATTCTTCCTTCTGGAATAAATGCAAATACATCTGCAAGTATTTCATTATCATCTTCTGATACCATTGCTACAGCACAGTTATCGTTGGTCATGGCTAAGTCTACTCCTATGTATACTTTTCTGCCTGTCCAATCTATTTTTGCTACCTTACAGCTCATTACTTCATTTACATCTATGTAGCTTTCTGTTCCCATTCCCTGGTATATGATGTTGCAATGTTTAGTTAAGAAGTTTTCTCTTACTGATTCTACTGCTATTGCCTTAGCTCTTTTCTTAACTAAGTCTTCCCAGATTTCTGGTATTTCTAAAGCTACAGGATTTGATTGTTTTAACACTATGTCATCTGTAGTCCATTTACTTATATTTTCCTCATCCGGTTCATATAAAAGAGCAAAGATGGTTTCATCTGGTTCTATTCCATCAAGCACTCTTTTTGCATATGACACTTCATCTTCAAACGGATTTGACATTGTAGGATATTTAGTCGAGATTATACAACCTAATTTATTTAAAATATTTAATTGTCCTGACCTCATCGATTCTATGGCATATGGATTTGGTAATGCTCCTACTTCATCTGCTAAGAAGACATTCGGAAGTTTTCCATCCATACGGCTTGATGAATAGTTCAATGGATAATATCTGCTTTCTGTTAAATTAAATTGTATGTAATCTCTTAGTATCTTAAATCTCTTACTTTCTTTGTGTAGATAAATAAGTGGACTTGATTTTAATGTTTCTTCTATTGCTGTTTTAACCTCACGAGATAATGCTCCATCTGGAGCTACTGAATAAAATTTTGAATACTTTGGTTCCAATAAAAAAAGCAAGATAAATATCGTTGCTATTGTATAGGTCTTAAAGTTCTTTCTGGCTATCTCGAGTATAGCTGTTTCATATCTTCTTTTATTTGGGTTGCTTCTATAAACAACACATAGAATTGATATGTAGAATACCCATTGGTATCCACACGAGCATTGGTATATTGTTTGTCCTGCCTTTAAACCTTTTGGCATTATTAACAGCTTCAGGATTGATTCTATCTGCTTTACTTTTTTTTCATTGATTTTATATTTGGGGTTCTTATCATTTGCTATCTCCAGAAAGCTCTCACATTGTTTTATGACATACTTTGGTGCTTCTACTTTTCCGGTTACTACATCTGATGCATATTGGTATGCCTTATTTTTCAATTGAGCCACCTGCTATTATTTGTAGCAGTGGATCATCCTCTTCTGTAACATCATCTTTTCTTAATGAGATGATTATCTTCATCAATGTACTTACTGTTTTATTTGCACTGTCTGTAGTTCTGTTATAGTCAGATATGGCTGGATGTGAATAAACATTTTTTCTACCTTTGACATATTCCTTTGTTACTAATGTGCCATCTTCTTTTATTGTTTTCTCCAGGTCATTTAGTATTTGTAATTGTACCTGGTATCTTTTAAAAGTAGTTAAGAAGAAAAAGTTTTGTTCTACTCCATGCTGTTCTGCTATCCTTAATATTTCCTGTGCCTGTTCATTTAAGGACATTTTATTCATGAGTAATTACTCCTAAAATAATCCCCATTCAGCAAACTTTTCAAATCCACCAATTTTATTTATATATTCTCTGGCTTCTTCTACTATTTCACTGTATGGTTTTCCATCTATAATTTCATCTCCGATTGCACAGCTAAATTGTACAGGCTTATTTAATTCTTGAGCTTTTCT